TCAAGCTGTTCTAAGTCCATCATGCCGCCCCCGATTGTTCGTTATCATTGTGGCGTTGCGCCCCCCATCTGTTGCCTTAACTGTATTTGCTGAACTATGTCTGCTTGCTTCTTAACTTCCCTATATACTTCTTCCGCTGCGGGGAAATCAGAATATTTGAAAATAAGAGGTGCTATCACGTTTGCCAGCATCGGAGCGTATTGCATACTCTCTACAAGAGTGGCAACCATCTCCTCACGCTTAGAACCAAACGACTTGCCGATGGTGCTTATCAGGTCGTACTTCCCTACGCTCAGATCGTTTTCCGTCGCAGGCTGTCCAAATTCATCGATGGTAGGCTGATTCACATTGACAAGCGACTCCTGCCCGCCTTCGCCCTGTATCCTGAGCGCACGAGGAGTGTCATATATCTTCGGTATCAAATCTATCAACTGCCTGCCCGCATATGCAATCGCCCTCTGAAGATTGTCCACAAAGGTATATGTCCCTTTATCCGACTGCGTAACTCTCGCAATAATCGCCTTGCCGCTTCGTTCATTGCTCGCCTCGCCTTTCGACGCCTGATACTGCCCCAAGTGGTCTTCCACGTCGTAGGCGGTATTCTGCATCATGTTGATGATGGCTACGGGTACTTGTGTCTGCGGTTCCCTCTGCGGTCTGTTCAGCCCTGCTACCGCATTGTAGCGGATATACATTCTGCTCGTCCTGTTCGCCTCGTCCCATTCTCTTTCAAATCCCTTTATCTGCCTGTGGTCAACTATGAATGGAGCTTTCGGGGACAGGGCAACATTCTCCGTTGCGGCAGTGGCCCAGTAGTTATACATCTGCTGCGGCCCTTTCGCGCCCCTTGTGAGACTCAAGTAATACCTTTTCCCCGCCACCACGATTTCATCACCAAATACAGGAATCACGGGAATATATTTACCAGGCCATTCAGACTCTTCCAGTATCTCAAATCCGTTCAACTTGCACCATTTCACATTATGGGAATTAACCTCTCTTTCCTTTGTGATAATGCCGCCGTTTTCCACGATGAACTTTTTGGTTATCTCCCCCGTAAGCTCAAGTATCTCGCCGTTCGCCAGTTGCACTATTCTCTTGTTCACCGGCTCTTTATAGAAATATTCCGCTACCTTGACGGTTTCCGTCGAAATCCATTCACCGAACAGGGGATTGGTAGAATCGAAGTGGCTCACGTCAGACTTGGGATACCGCTTTTTGTACGTCTTTATCGGCATCACTTCCTCAATAAAACAGTATCTCGCATCCTCAAGCTCAAACTCCTGTGCAAGAGGATCAAAATGCACCATCGTCGGGTCGAGTATCCTCTTTATATATATGTCCTGCTCAAAGCTGTTTTCATCTGAATATTGTGTGATTAATCTAAAATATCCCACCGAGCAGCTCGAGGCATGCATATAAGCCGTGTCATACGCAATTTCAGCATTTGAGAGATATTCTATCTGTCTGATAATGCCGTTGTAGAGTTCTGCGATCTTGGGGTCAGCAACGCTATCAACAGGGATTACCTTGACGCGGGGACGGTTCACCATCTGGTCACCGCGCAACTGCCGTACAAACTTCTGAAGTTTATTCACGGTGATTACGGGCCTGCCGTCCTTCTCTCTTTCATTCCGTACCGCCTGCGGCCACTGCCCTTCATCCACATCATATACAAACCGCAGGTCGCTGAGTGCTTCCCTGTATATGTCCCCCCATCCCACCACTGCTTCCTTGTATCTGTCTTTCGCTTCATTTATAACCGCTTCTTCGCGCTTGCTCATGTTGTCCTAAAACCCCTGAATCCCGTATTCTTTTTGATGTACAAGTCTTGTGCTTCCTTAATTACGCCCTCCATCTGCTTCTGATAATAGCTCCTCAACAGCCGTTCGTTCGCATCCAGCAAGGCAAGGTGAAACTCGTCATCGTCCATATCAGTGAAATTCACGCTCAACAAATCGGAGTTAAGATGCTTGTTTTCATAAAAATCGGCGCATCCATACAGTAGCCCGCGTTCGATAGCGTGGTAATACAATGCAGAGCCAGGGTAGGGGGTTACCGGCCTGATTGTCCTGCGGTGTGCGCCGTTATCATATTTCAGAAGAAACTCAACATCTTTTGTCAGCACTTCCTTGTTGTCGCCTATATTGCCGAACATCATGTTAAGCCCCGGACTTATCCCCGCTTCAAGCGTCGTCTCGATCCCTTTGTATATTTGTTCTACCGTAAGCTGCTTGTTCATTTTCCTTAAAACAATGTCGTCCATTGCCTCGATGCCGTAGTTTATACAGACACACCCTGCTTTTTTCATCAACTTCAGCAGCCCATCGTTGGCAAAGTTCAGCCTCCCATTGCAGAACCATTTGAACTTTAATCCTTCCTTTAAAAATGCATCGCAAAGCTCCGATGTTCGCCGCACAGACGACATCAGGAGTTCATCGTTAAAGATTATGTAGTTTATTCTGTAATGCCGCTGAAGCAGTTTTATCTCCTCTATAATGGATTCTGCGCTTCTCGGCCTGAATCCCTCATCCATGCGGTAACAGAACGTACACTTGAACGGACAGCCGCGCCCTGAAATCATCGGCATCACAAAGTCTGTATTCTCGCAGTGCGCTTCCCTCATCAGGCGATATACCTCTATGGGAAACAGGTCGTAAGCCGGAAACGGTATCGAATCTACATCAGCAATAAGTTCTTCTTTGAACGATCCGAACCCTTCGAGCGCATACTTGACCGCCTTTTCGCCTTCACCCACAACCACTGCGTCACAGGATGTTTTTTGCTTGAAATAATCAGCATCAGGGGAAGGCCCATGCCCCCCGATAATAAAATGTGGTCTTTGTGTACTTCTATTGATGGCGGAGGCGATTCCAAGAAGTTTCTTATACTGATAGTAACCACCGACAACCCCTACTCCCACCACATCGAATTTGTTGTTATCCAAGTACCATGTGAGATGTTCGTCAGGATAGTGGTGAACATCCTGATTGTATATCTCAACCTCATGGTCTTTCCTTAACGCACTCGCAATATACGCCAATCCCGTGGGAAACGGGGAGATGTACGATTGATTGTCATAAGCAATGAGTAATATTTTCATTTTAATTTTCATCTACGCACCCATCCAGCTCCCTTCTCCCCTGTAATCCCTCGGACGCAGGGGTTGCACTACATAGTCCTCGTATTTCGTACCCGTAAGCGTGAAACGATACCAGTTCTCCATAAAGTGATCGTCCGCTTCCTTGCTCGGCTTCCCCTCATCGTCAAACACCCACCGATGCACTTCATACACATGCCTTTCACAGGTATCAAATACATAACAGGTCGGCAACCCATTAGGCCCCTTCAGCCATGTTTGTATGTTCTTTATCCCCGAATCCTTGTCCTTGCTTGCCACGTGCAATGTCACCCCATGCTCGCTCAACTTCTCCTCTATAATCGAAAAGCTGTCCCTGATATTGCTCCCAAGCATGTTTTTCAGGTATGCCGTGTCACCCTTGCTCAACGGGTCAATGAAAGCGTGTTCTATTTTCCAACCGAATCCCTTCATCGCCCTTACAATGTCGTCCGCAATGTCGTCCGCACTCATGTTTTTCCACACTTCCCGTATGCAGTAGTTCAAATCCTGCTTGTTCACCGTCCAGTAACTCACCGCCTGCGGTTTCGACAAATGAAAATCAATCATCGGCACCACCGGCCAGTCCGTAGGCACATCAAACGGCTTAATCACATGCACCTTGTCGTCAAATTCCTTCAAAACACGACCCACAAGGCTCTTGAACTGCCCGAAAACACGCGGCGGAACGTCGGAAGGGTCAATATCGGCAATAAATTTGTGAATCTTAAGCTCCCCTAAACGCTCATGCAACGCCAAAGGCACATTTTCCTCAAGAAAACGCATCGCACGACGCCCCTTATCACTTACCGGCGTCTGCTTCTCCGCATCATCATACAAAAGTAAATCAAAATACTCCGCCCGCTTCGCCTTATCAAAACCGAAACTCTTCAGAATACGCAAATCACCATTATACAGGTCAGGATTATCCGTAATTTTCAAATCCTGCACCACCCCTATATCCTTCCGCCCACTCAAAACAATCTCATCCAGAATCCACGCTTCCTTCAACGGCGTAAGACTCAAAAGGGTCTTCCCCCTGTCAAGAAGAAGACCCCTGCTCATCGCCTGATACTTGTCCTTCGGCGGAGGCTCATCCAAAATCGCACCCTGCGCCCGAAACGACTCAAATAACCCCACGTCCTGAGCATAAGACATTATCGTTACCATGCTCTTATTGTAATACTCCCACAAATACTCAACCCCCTGCTCGTTCCGCTTCGTCGTATACCACCCCTCAGGCAACCACTTCTTCATCTCCTTCACAAGTGTCTGCCCAATGTGCATCTTCCAGTCCTCACCGCAAAGAATAATGTTCACCGGAGGCTTGATACCCAACGAACTCGCACGATACTGCACACCCCCCATCTCCACTATCTCACCACCCCAACCCTCCACCGAACCCCACGGCTCATACCCCAAACACCATGAGTTCAATACATTCACCACTACCGCCGTCTTCCCGATCTTGTTCGAACTTACTATCGCAGTAGTGTTCCTCAACCGTATCTCCTTCAACGCCCGCTCCTGCCAAGCATATGGCTCCCAAAAGAAACACAGCAACTTCTCCCGCGCCGCCGCTAACCGCTCCTCCGGCGTATCTCCACCCTTATCTCCTCTTCCCACGAACCTTACCAGCCTTCTTGTACGCTATCGCAACCGCCTGATCCTTCGGCCTCCCACTCTTCACCAACTCCGATATGTTCTCAGAGATAACCTTCTTACTTTTCCCCTTCTTCAATGGCATCCTTACTCACCCCCCCCCTATCTCCTTCTTGTTACTCTTCCTCATCAATACACGCACACTGTCCCGCAAGTTCTCAATCTCTAACTCCACACCCGGATTCAAGTGTCTGTGTAAACTCGCCAGTGCCTTCTCCACCTCCTCCCTCCATTGCTCCAACTCCAGCACCCTTACATCTAAACTCCGCGTACCCATCCTATAACCCCCACCCTAAAACTTCTTTTGTCCTACCGATAAGCAAGAGAAGCTAACAAATTTCGTCATCGCTTGAAAATATGACCTGTACCCCCCGTTCCCTTCTCGCCGCTCTCTCGCTCCACTTTGCACCCCTATACAGAGCCTTTCCTCCACTTTCGATGCCTCTTATTATCCAGGTTTACATAATGCACCTTATGCGCCAAG